TGTAGAAATTGCTATTCTACCACTAACACTTGAATAATATCTTTCTGCAGCTGTTCTTGTTAGACTATTTGCATTGGTAGCTCTGTTTACATCAATACGAAGCGAATCAATAATCAATCCTAAATCTCTTTTACAAGTTTCAACGTTGTATGTAAAATTAGGATATGTAAATTTTATGTAAGCTGAAACTTCGTTTATTAAGAAGTCTTTGTTTAATTTTAAAGTTGCGTTTGTTATTGGAGAAGCTGGATTTTCAACACCTTGTGTATCAGTCACACAATCTGTTGTGACACCACTTGTGGTATGTGCTAGTGTTTGAAAATATGGTCCAGGTTCTTCTGGAGCTGTTTTAATTAATTCTTCTGCTCTACGTGCTGCTGCATTAATTGTTCTAAAAGCATAAATGTTTGATGTACCTTCTTTCCCTGCAGGCACGCCTTGCATACTGTCATCACCAATCGTGCTAACAAATAGAACTTCTGGAGAACTATATGATGTGTTATCAACATAATATTTTGTTGCTGCTTGTAAATCAACTTTTCCATTAGGAGTACCATCACCAGCTAAGTCACCTGGATGATCATTTAAGTACAATGGTCCTTTCATGTCATCGCCTTGACGTCTTACAATGCTTTCTCTAGGCATACCAACATCTTTAAGGAAATTGCCTGTCAGTGTACTATCAAATCCAGCATCAGTAATTGTGTGTGTATCGCTTGCTGAAATAATACCAGACACTGATATTTTATTTGCAGCTGCTTCTGTTATAGATTCAGTGACAGCGTATTCTTCAGATGCAAAAACTGATAGTTGGTCATCTGTAGCATATCTTATGTAATAAGTTGATCCACTTACTAGACCGTTTGGATCTGTATCTTCAGCTTGGAATATAAATGCTGTTCCGTTTGCACCACTATCAAAACCGTGTCCTGCAATAAACAGGTTACCATCTAAATATGATGTAATTGTTTTTACGTATTGTGTTCTAGTTTCTGGTTCTGCTGCAATTCTTATAGGTAATCCGCTAGTAATGTATCTTCTGTCTGCATAACCTCTAGTAATAACAAGATCGTCAATTGTATAGTTTGTAGTTTTTCCTGGTTGGTTGTTTAGACTGTTTGCAGCACTTTCTGTAATAGCAACACCAGCTAATGCAAAACCTCCAGCATCAACGTGAGCACCAAAGGACGGAGCAACATTATCATCAACAATGGCACTAAAGGTTGTTGATAAAATAAGTTTTCCTGGTACACTTGTTGTATCTACAGTAATACTGTCGTTTTGAGCACCTAGCTCTGTATCACTAGCGATTGTGCTATAAATTATTTCTGTTCCAGTACTATTAGTTGTAATAATTTTACTACCTTCTAATGTGTCTGGTGTATCTCCAAGTGTTGTAAATCCAATTTGGCCACCTTGACCAAAAACCGCATACAATTCTTGAAAGTTTTCATTGACTTTACGAAAGGATTCTCTTATACTATCGCCGGTGCCGTCATTACCCTCAACACCAATGTTTACGTCTTGTTTTGCCATTTATTTGCTCCAAAATAGGTAAATTACCATTGCTAAACATATTTATCGTTTCGTTTTATAATCTTAATGTAAATACATATATGTTCATAAAAGAATATACAGTTGATACCAAGCATGTACGTAAGAGTAAATTAGGTGCAGAGCATACATACAAGCGTAGTCAAACTATTGCTGTATTTAAGTGTGATAGCTGTGATAGTGAATTTAAACGGCTAAGGAGCCGCATGGATCCCAAAAGATTAAGTAATAATTACTTTCATGTGTGTGATAATTGTGATGCCAAAGTTTTTGCACAGAAAAAAGGCATAGAAAAGAAAAAAATGTGGGATTTACCAGCTAGTAGCAATATTCCTATTGGTAAACTTTAAACAGCAAATGATTCGCCGCATCCGCAACTAGCCGTTGCATTAGGATTAATGACTTTTAAATATGAGCCACCTAGCTCTTCTACATAGTCAACAGTACACCCAAATACAAACATTTCGGCCATAGGATCCAACCATAGATTGCCTACAGTTGGTTCTTTGTCAGTTACACCCCATTCGTATTGAAATCCTGAACAACCGCCGCCTTTGACAGATAAACTTACATTCGGCTTGCCTACCTTCTCCAAATAGTCTTTTGCTTGCTCGGTGATATTCAATACCATAGGTTAATCTTTCTTACAAATAGTCCAAATGCCATATGCAATAGCAAGTCCTGCTGCTATTTTAGCAAGTGGTGCTAAAAACAGTACCATAAGTCCAAGAGCTATAAGTGCTGCTCCATCCCAAGATGTTCGCTCTTTAATTCTTGCATCAATCCATTTTTTAAGCATGTTTTGCTCCATCAGACATTACAGCACCTGCTGTTCTCATTGCTCTTGTTTCTCTTGGTAGTCCATTTGACTTTTTAACTGGTACTTGAGTTCTTTTGTTACCATTGGGCAATGTAGAATCTACAGCCGGTGCAACAATTTTATCAATTTTTAAATCTTTACCACTGTCAATATACATTATCTACTCCTTACGAAAGCATCTAAACTTTCTAATGTTTTAGTTTGTCTTGCTAATTTACGTTCTAACACTGTAATAGCAGATCTTTGTTTACGGATTTGATCTTCTAAACTTTGTACATATCGTTGTGTAGGAATTTGATTTTCAGAACCATCTTCGCTTACCATAACAATATGATCAACACCTTGTCCTTTTAATCCACCAGTAACTCTGTTAGGATTTTTATCAGATGATGATTGGGTCTGGTCCGGTTTCGTAGGATTTCGACCATACATTCTGTTTAGATAACTCATTTTTCTTCTCCGTATTGTATTTATGCAGGGCAATACTTGCAAGGTTCTTACATTTGGATTCACACATAATATCTGCATATGGTAAGAATGATAAGGCCCAGTCATTTACAGCATTGTTAGGATAGTAATCACTGTGAGCACGTAATTTTGCTTTCTTATAGCCTGATTCTAAAAGCGTGTGCATGTTAGGACGTTGAGAATGTGTAAAATCTGCTGGTAATGCTTCGTCTCTGCTGTAAGAATAATGTATCACAGGACGCACTCCACGCCACGAGTCTATTATGCGTAAAAATCTATCGTCTTTGGGTTCGATGTATTCTCCTTCACGACACCAGTGGTGGTGTATGTCAAGTACAAGGGCGCAGGTGTCAACAAGCTCAAGGCTTGCGTCGATACCCCATTTGTTCTCGTCATTCTCGATCGTGATTGTATTTCTCGCCTCCGGAGATAATCTTGTGTTAACGACGTGTTTGATACCGGCTGGACCCTTACGGCCGGAGATGTGGACATTGCATTTAAAGTCTTGGTAGGTGCGGCCGTATCCCATCCAGCGCAAGACATCGGTGTGATATTCAAATTCTTCTATGCTCCGTTCTACTATTTCTTCGTTGTCGCTTGCAAGTACAGTAAATTGGCCTGGGTGCATTGATAGTCGGACATCAAGGGCTCTCGCCGTTTCACCCACTTTTGCGAATTCTCTTTCACAGTATTTACGTACATCAGACTTGCGCCAGTAATAGCACCAAGTAGGCTCGGTATAAACAGGAAGCACATCGCTACCCAATCTGACCATTCTAAGCTCTGGAGGAAGGCTTCCCACATACTCAATCAACCTTTTGTATGACGCAATGTTGTGAACCATAAGTTCCCACAAGCGTTCTTCGGCAACATCACGTGTTTGATTGTTCAACCAACGTACTGTTGTGCTACGAGTATTTAGTGGCCTTTGTATTTCTTCAAGAAGTTTTTTCTTTTGTGTTTGATCATGATGCATATACTTGCAGGCAAAACCTATTCTTGTTTGTTGACCTTGTAAAAAGTCACCTGCGGTTGTAAATTTTAAATCATTCATTTATAATTACCATCTCGGTCATAATGTTTACTGTTGTACAAAGCATAACTTACACATATAATATAGCCATAATCTTTAGAAGTCAAGTGTTTATACCACCAAATAAAGTCTTTTATCCGATCCATATCATACCCAGTTTTCTTTGACCCAAGGATCATCGCAATTTTCTGGATTAGGATCACCATGAAAGACACAAATACATGTTTCTGGTCTTGGAGTTACATTTTCTATTTTAGCTAGTTTTCTATTACCTTTGGTGCCTCCTTGTGCAAACGACCTATCTTTCCTTACTTCCCACTTCCAGCTCATAATCCATTCATCCGGAAATAGTCTTGCTTGCTTACCTTGCTTAACTGATTCATGATAAAGATAATCTTGATCTCCAAAATATTGTTTTTGAATTGCTATAGGATCAGCAATAAACTTATCCCAC